ACAGTCGGGCCCATCAGTTAACGTACTTCACAAATATAGATCTTTCACCTATAGTTTTACTCTAGCGGCTCTACGAAAAGAACAAGCATTTGATCCAAAAACTTATAGAGACAGCACTCTTGAATTAGTTGTTTTAAGATCTGGAGGCAAAGGTCCAGCTAGTATTACTCCTAATGTTACTCCTGTTGAAAGGGAGAGAGAAGAAAAACAAGAAAAAGTTACCACCACCGGCGGCTTTTTAAGAAAGAAAACTACACAAGTTACTACCTCAAGCACTACTGTTTCTTACAAAGACTATTCTGGATCTAAATTGGTAGAACAATTTAATAAAAATAGTCCTGGCAGATTTGACATGTTTTTAGATAACATTGACATTGAAACATTGATGAGTGCCGGTGGTCCTCAGGGCGTTGCACAGCCTACTTCACTGTCGTTTGATGTAATTGAACCATACAGTATCAATGGGTTTGTTGAGGCCTTGCATGTTGCATCTATTGCTGCTGGATATCCTTCCTACACACAGGCAGTGTTTGTATTAAAGATGGATTTTTGGGGATATCCCGATGGCGAAGGAATGCCCAATCCTGTGATAGAGCCCAAAGGCACAAGATATTTTCCAATTACACTCACTGGACTAGATGTTACTATAGATCAAGCAGGAACCAAATATCAAGTAAAAGCTATTGCAGCCAACGAACGAGGGTTTGGAAACCCTAGCGAGATAAAAAAAGCTGTAAAAATATCAGGAGGAACAGTTCAAGGAATTTTGAACAATCTTGTTGAAAGTATCACAAAGCAAGCAAAAGACGAAAATGCAGAAATAAAAAAAGGCAAGGCGGATGCAACCCAGCACGACATATATCGAATCAAATTTCCTGTATGGACAGAAGGAGTTGGATGGACAACTGATACAGTTAATAAACTTGGGCAAGCCAAAGTAACAGAATTGCTCAAAGACAATGCATTGTACAAATTTCCAGATCCAGGAACTGAAACCAAGCCCACGGCAAACCAACCCAAGGATCAAACAAATCCATCGCCGTCGCAAAATGCCAAACGACCAGAATCGTTTAAACTGGAGCCAAGCAGCCCTGTTGTTCACTTTTCTGAAGGAAAAAACATTCATGAATGTATCACTGCTATTATCAAAGACAGCAAATATGTTAGAGAAATAATTGAAAAATTAAGTTCTCCGTCAGAATGGAGACAGGTAGTTGATGACAACGACATGGTTGATTATTTTATAGTCAAGCTAGAAACAGAAAATCAAGAAGCAATTGACAAAGATAAAAAGCGTCCTTATCAAATTTTTACCTATGTTGTAACTCCTTACAAAATTTTATATACAAGAATTCCCAATTATGGAAATGAGCAAATTGATATTGAAAAATTAACAAAGTTGTGTCAACGAGAATACAATTATATCTACACTGGAAACAATTTAGATATAAAAAATTTCAAATTAAACTTCAACACATTATTCTTTGAAGCATTGCCTAATTCTTTGGGAAATTTTCAAGCGCCACCGGCTAGAGACGCCGCAGGCCCTGGCAATAAAATTGTTGCCCAGCGAAACCCTACTAAATTAGAAGATATTGAAAACAGAGGGTTGCCCTTGGCTCCAACACAGTCTACATCTAGACACACATCGGTTGATACTGATTCAGGAAATCAAACTCAACAGGATCCTTACTATGCCATGGCCAAATCTATGCATAGTGCAATCACAGATTCCAGAGGTAGTATGCTCACTGGAGAAGTAGATATTCTTGGTGATCCCTTCTATCTAGTAACTGGCGGAATTGGAAATTACAATCCTGAACCAGAAAGCAAACAAAATAACAGAACAACAAAAGACGGTGAAGCAACGTTCAACTACGGAGAAGTGTTAGTAAGAATTAATTTTAGAAATCCTATCGACATTCAACCCTTGGAAGATGGAGGCACAATGTTTTTTGATCCTAAACTTGTTCCTTTCAGCGGAGTTTATAGAGTTACAAAAGTTAAATCGTCATTCAAAGACGGAGTGTTCCTGCAGTCTCTCGAAGTTATTAGACAGCCGGGACAACCTGCACCCGAGGATACTCCCAACAGCAAAGGAACCAACGCCCCTAGTGACCCTAGCACCAGAATGGATCAAAAGCCTAGTATGCGAGATTCTGTCAATTCTGATTATACTCCAGCAGCACCGGCAGCACCGGGTCAGCGTCCAGACGAAATAAATCTGCGTAACCAGCAACAGCGTGTATTACCAAGCCCAGGATTGCCTGGACAATTGAGTAACTTTACAGCAGCCACCGGCGGCCTTGGTGGAGTAATTTCTGTGGCATCAGTAAGTGGTGCAACTACCAATCCTCTTGCAGGAGTGACAAGATTGAACACTCAAGTCTTTGGCGGAGTTGTGCCAGGGGGCATAAATCAATCTGCAGGAGGCATTCCATTGCAGGCCCGAGCCGCAGTTGGATTAAGAAACCGAGTGCTAAGTCCTGCAGGACTAATAACAGAAATAGGACAGTCTGCTGTAAGATCTCTTGGATTGACAGGAGTTGCAGGATCTCTAGCAAGTCAGATTGTTGGCATTGCAACTACAAAAATTAGAAGATCTAGTGTATTAGGATCTGGTATTGGTGCAGGTGCAACAGTTCAATTTGTTACCAATGCTGTTAACAACGGAACAACTTTTGATTTAAAAAATCAATTTTTACCTAGCCCTGTTACTGCAATACCAACAACTGGTATTGCAACAGGACTAGATACTAACTCGTTATCAACTGTTGCCAATCAGGGCGGCGGCGCGGGATTTGTCAACAACATTGCAGACAAAAGTCTTGCAGCAACACAAGGAACTGCGGTTGATCCTTTTGCAATTGCTGGACAGTTTGGAATTAATCAAAGTCAATTGGCAGGATTATCTCCTAATCTACAAAGTAAAATTATTGATCAAACCAGCGCACTTGCAAGCCAAGTGCCTGCTGACACGGATCTTGGTATCGCAACAGCTAACGGTGTAAATCTTCAGGGCTTTGGTCCTAATGGGTTAAAAAATCTACCAGCAACTGCACCTTATTCTACTGCACCTGCACCTGCTCCAGACAGCAGTTTCTTAAGTGGCATTTCTGCCGCAGGCGGCGCCCGTGCCCTTGCAAGAGCATTTGGTGTCAACAATATTTCAGAAGTTTCTCAAAATCAATTGACATCGCAAGATGCACAGACCGCAGCAGCGGCAGCACCTACTCAGTACAATAATCCTTTACAAACTACCAACGGTAATCCTAACATTGTAGACAGTGTTGCCAAGGGGCTTAAATATCTCACAGCCAACAGTCAATTGGCAGGCCTAACTGGATTGGCAGGCACTAAAGAAGGTCAGTTGTTGGCCCTACAAAATAGATATCCTGGTAGCCCAATAAATGTAGTTGGTAACCTAGGCAGTTCGGCGGCCTCAAAGTTTGGAAGCAAAACTTCTGGTAACAGTCCTCTTGATAAAATAATGATAAGGTAATTAGAATGGCAGTTGAAACTAGACAAAAAGGAAAGTTGCCCAGCCCGGGTCCTTTCTTAGCTGAAATTACAAACCATTTAGATCCTACATACATGGGAGCATTGGAAGTATCGTTACGAAAGAATCTATCAAACGGAATTGACAATCAGTCAGATTCTTATATTGTACGATATCTAAGTCCATTTTATGGAGTCACATCTGTAAGATACGAAGGCAACAACAGCAGTAATTTTAACGATGTTCAAAAATCATACGGTTGGTGGGCAGTTCCTCCTGATGTAGGAACAACTGTAATGGTTATCTTTATTGATGGCGACCCAAATCAAGGATATTGGATGGGCTGTGTGCCAGACCAGTTTCAAAATCACATGGTGCCAGGCATTGCATCTAGCCAGGTAGTGGCAATGACACAAGAGCAGAGACTGAGATATGGTACTACAAATCTACCTGTTGCAGAATTTTTAAAAAGCACACAAAATTTAAATGTACCCAATGTTGATAAACTGCCCAAGCCAGTGCATCCTTTTGCTGATCGCTTGGTACAGCAAGGGCTATTGTTAGACACTGTACGGGGAATAACATCTAGCAGTGCTAGAAGAGAGGTGCCAAGTGGTGTGTTTGGAATTAGTACACCTGGGCCGTTAGATACTAGTCCGGGCGCAAAAACAGGACAGATTGGATATGAACAAAAAAGACAAGTTCCTGTGAGCAGATTAGGTGGCAGCACATTTGTAATGGACGACGGTGACATCAATGGGCAAAACGAATTAGTGCGTATTAGAACTCGTACAGGTCATCAAATATTACTGCATAACAGTCAGGATCTAATTTACATAGGCAACAGCAAAGGCACTGCTTGGTTAGAAATGACCAGCAATGGAAAGATTGACATATATGCCACAGACAGTGTTAGTATTCACACTGAGCAAGATTTTAATTTTAGAGCAGATAGAGATATTAACTTAGAAGCTGGTCGCAATATTCATATGCGTTCTGTAAAAAATATGGAAACCAATATTGGAGGATATCATTTGCTTGCTATCGAAGATTACAGCAAAATATCGGTTAGAAACGATTTTGATCTTGCAATTGGCGACACAACAAAAATTACCTCACAAAGTGATTTCCACTTGAACGTTGGTCAGAATATATTAGCATCTGCTGCAAGTGGCATGAATTTAATTGGTGGCAGCAGTTTTAAAATTGGATCTGGTGGAGTGTTTGGTGTTGATGCCAACGGACAAGTTATTATGGTAGGATCTCGGATTGACTTAAATGGTCCTGCTGCACCGGCACCCACTGCTGCTGCCAATGCAGAGACTCCTCCGTTATTGACAATTTATTCATTGCCTAATCGTGACGTTTCTTACGGATGGGGACCTGATAAATTTTACAACACGGGAACTATCAAAACTATCATGCAACGTGTGCCAACACACGAGCCATGGCCACAACACGAAAACGTCAATCCTTCAAAGTTTACTCCGCAGGCAACTGATGTAACATTACAAACTGCACCTGGGTCTGATCGTGCTGCTGGAGGCGTTCCTCCAAATCCTAATGCTGGCGTGCAAGAGTCTCCAAATCAACCTGAAATACAACCAGGTACTTGTTCTCCTGAGTTTGCTAAAGATATCAATGCACCTTCGTCTCAAGAAGGAATTGCTGCACTCAAAGCAGCCTGTGCCAAATATGGATTAACCAATCCTAATGCTATTGCATCCTTATTGGGTATTGCCGGCGGCGAAACCAGATGGAAAGTAGTTGAAGAAAATTTCAATTATTCAGCTGATAGATTATTAGAAGTTTTTCCTGGAGTATTCAAGGGCGATCGAGCACTAGCACAACAATATGCTGGAAATCCTAATAACTCGTTGCCTGAGTTTTTGTATGGATCCGCCACTGCTAAGGGTAGAGGTTTAGGAAATACACAACCAGGTGATGGTGCCAAATTTATTGGCAGGGGATATATTCAAATTACAGGTAGAGGAAATTATAAAGTATATTCAGATTTAACAGGACGAGATTTAATTGGTAATCCTCAGCTATTGAATCAACCAGAAATTGCAGCTGAAGTTAGTGTCAAATACATGCTTCGTAGATGCAAAGTTGATCCAAACGATCCTGGATACTTTGAAGCCGCTATGCGAGCAGTTGGTGCTAATAACGTTTCTAATGTTAAGGCAAGGAAGCAAGGTTATTATGAATGTTTCCTAGGACAGTTGACAGCAAAAACCGTACAGACTGGCACCGGAGGCATATTGACCGATAGTCAAGGAAATCCAGTTAGAACAGGACAATAAATACACTATGCCGTACAAGTCACTCCAAATCACAAATGCAAATGCAGTAGTTGAACAACCTAAAAAAGTCAGTCACTTTTATGTAGGATTCAGCAGCTTAGATTCTGCAAACACCACTTCTAAACTTTATGATTTGGAATTGATTAAACAAGACATACTGAATCAATTTAATACTCGCAAGGGCGAGCGTGTGATGAATCCTACGTTTGGCAGTATCATATGGGACCTATTGATGGAACCGTTGACACCCGATGTTCGAGAAGCATTAGATAATGACATAACTGCAATTTGCAAAAGTGATCCTAGGGTCACTCCAACTTCAATTAGTCTTACAGAATATCCAACTGGATATATTGTTGAAGCAACACTGGTGTTGAATGGAACAGATCAGTCAACAAACATGTCTCTGAGATTTGATCAGAATATAGGACTCAGTGTGCAATAATATACTCGGTTTATACAAGAAATAAATACTGGTATACAATAACAATATGACTATTCCATCAACCAACACCAAATTGCTCGTCACTGAAGATTGGACGAAAATATACCAATCTTTTCGTAATGCAGATTTTCAAAGCTATGACTTTGATACTATTCGACGAATTTTGATTTCGTATCTGCAGGAAAATTATCCCGAAGATTTCAACGATTTCATTGATAGCAGCGAGTATATTGCACTAGTTGACTTGATAGCATTTCTAGGACAAAATTTAAGTTTCCGTATTGACTTAAATGCCCGTGAGAACTTTTTAGAAACTGCGCAACGCCGTGACAGTATTTTACGTCTGGCACAATTAATCAGTTATATTCCCAAGCGAAATGTACCAGCACAAGGTCTGTTGAAAATGACAGCATTGTCTACTACAGAAAATGTATTTGACAATACTGGTAATAATTTGGCCAACACTACCATTGCCTGGAATGATCCTACCAATGTAAATTGGTACGAGCAATTTACCGGTATACTAAATTCAGCCATGCCCGGCGCTACAATTTTTGGCAAACCTTCTGATCGTTCAACCATAAACGGTGTATTAACAGAACAATATAAAATCAACAGTTCAAACACTGATCTACCTATATACAGTTTTTCAAAGAATATCAATGGTACATCTATGTCATTTGAAATTGTTCCAGCAGCATTCTCTGGGCAATCTAACATTTATGAAGCACCTCCTAGACCTGCATCGCCAGTGAGTTTCCTGTATCAAAACGACAACAAAGGATCTAGCAGTGCCAATACTGGATTCTTTGCAATGTTCAAACAAGGTACCATGGGCTTGTCTGATTTTTCAATCACAGCACCTGTGCCAAACGAAATTCTAGGAATCAATATCGGAAACATCAACAACTCAGATGTGTGGCTATGGCAACTAGGAGTTAACGGCGCATATCCTTCTGAACCGTGGACAAAAGTTCCTGCACTGATTGGTAACAATGTTATCTATAACAGTCTTGATAAAGATATTAGAAACATTTACAGTGTAACATCTAGAGACAGTGATCAAATTGATTTAAATTTCTCCGATGGCAAGTTTGGTAATCTTCCACGGGGTAACTTTTCATTATTTTACAGACAAAGCAACGGCTTGGTATATTCAATCAAGCCGGAACAGTTGTCTGGAGTAGTAATAAACATTCCTTATATCAGTAAGTCTGGACAAAATCACACATTAACTATCACACTGGGTCTGCAATATACCATTAACAATAGTGCAGGATCAGAAACAAATGCCAGTATACAAAGAAATGCACCGCAGGCTTACTACACACAAAACCGTATGATAACTGGAGAAGATTATAATATCTCTCCACTTACCCTTACCACCAATGTACTCAAAGTTAAAAGTATAAATCGAGTCAGCAGTGGTGTTAGCAAGTATTTTGAATTGAGCGATGTGAGTTCAAAATACAGTTCTACTAATATTTTTGCTACTGATGGGTTGCTGTACAAAAACGTTGTAGAACAGAATTTTAGTTTTAACTATGCAAGCAGAAATGATATATTTTCAGTTATTAAACAACAACTAGAACCAGTTGTTGCATCAACTGCTTTTCAAACTTTCTATGTTGACAAATATCGAGCAGCGGCACCAATTCGTTTGAATATTGACGAAACTGGAAATATTCAAACTTCGAATCCTTTATACCAGTGGAACTTGACAAATATAGTTGCAGGGCAAGCCCGCGGATATTTTTATAGTAACAACTTGGCATTGGATGTTGAAATTCCGCAAAGCATAGGTTCAACATATACCAGTGGTATACTACAATATATAACTGCAGGATCTATGATTAAGTTTGTTCCGCCTTTGACTTCTACTGGCGCACCGCAATATTTTTTACCCAACGGAAAAATTGTACCTGTGAAAACAAACAAGACTGTTGACTATGTTTGGGCAACAGTTATGCAGATTGTTGCAGATGGATCAAATTTTGGCACAGGTAATCTTAGTGATAATACTGGTCCAGTAATTTTAGGAAATCGAATCAGCGATGGATCAATTCCTATAGAAGTTATTCCTACATTTAGCAAAACACTAACTTATACATTTGAAAATGACCTTGTTAATCTGTGTCTTACACAAAGAAATTTTGGTATAAGATATGATTCTGAATTGCGAAAGTGGGCAGTGATCGAAGATACCAACATCAATTTGATCAATCCTTTTAGCTTGGAGTTTGAAGGTGATGTATCAGACACCAACAAAGATTCTAGTTGGATGGTGGCATTCACTTGGACTGGATCTGAATACAAGGTCAGATACAGGCTAGCAAATTATGTTTTTCAAAGCGAAAAACAAACAGGATTTTTTATTGACAAAAGCGATACCAATTTTGACTACACAAACAACACAGTGATCAAAGACAAGATCAATGTGCTTGCTATCAACACTCGAACCGGCACCAGTGAGCCACTTGGAGTAGAATATTCATGGCAAGTTGATGGTCCAATTACTGAACTTGATGGATATGTTGATCCATCAAGGGTTGATGTTAGTTTTTATTCTCACCAGGATTCTGGAACTATTGGAAAAATTACTGACCCAGATTCTTTTGAAAACATTGTTGGAAATCAAACCAATGGCACCACTGATGCATATGTCATGTTCAGGTTCATTGATGACGGCATGGGTGTTGAACCGATTAGTAGTGATTTATACTTGATATTTGATACAGAAAATTCTGCAAGACAATATTTTTCAAATGTGTTGGATACTGAGTATTTGTATTATTTTATTGATACTGATTCTGTAAAAAGTGTAAATGCTTCTAACGAATTTGTTTATGAACCTGGCTATGTTGCTTATCCAGGAAGAAAAGATTTGAGTTTTCATTATTTGCACAACAGCGGTGAAACACGAAGAATAGATCCTAGCAAAAGCAATATCATTGATATCTATATGTTGACAGCTGACTACGATGCTGAATTTAGAAATTGGTTGTTAACTGGATCCGGTACACCTCCAAAACCAATGTCAAGTCAGGCGCTTGAAAACAGTTATGACAGTGTACTTGATCCTATCAAAGCCATTAGTGATGAAATTGTTTTTCAACCTGTAAAATATAAAGTGTTGTTTGGCGCATCGGCAGACATAAACTTAAGAGCAAGATTCAAAGCAGTAAAAAATTCATCTAGCACCGCTAGTGAAAATGATATAAGATCAAGAATTTTAACGGGAATTAATGATTTTTTTGCACTTGAAAATTGGGACTTTGGAAAAAGTTTTTATTTTAGTGAACTGTCAACTTATATAATGAATCTGTTGACTCCTGATATTACCAATTTTGTAATTGTTCCAACAGTGAATAATTTTGGAAGTTTATACGAAGTATCGTGCCAGTCAAATGAGATTTTTATTAGTGGCGCACAATCTATTGACATTGAAGTAATTGATTCAATTACAGCAGTACAGTTGAATACCAAACTTATAGGTATTGGATAAGAAACATGGCAAAAAAAATCAGTTCAGTTAATTTGTTACCAGAGTTTCTTCGTACTGAAAGAAACTCTAAATTCCTTTCAAGCACAATTGATCAACTCATACAACCTCCGCAGTTGGAAAGAATAGATGCGTATGTAGGATCTACAAAGACCCCTACCTACAACTCTACCGCAGACATTTATATTTCAAATGGTCGTCCATATCAATTGGATCCTGCACTAATCACACGAGACAATCTTGACAATATCAAAAATTCACAAGGATACGATGATCTTATCAATGAAATTTCTTCCAACGGTGGTTACACAAATAACTTAGACAGATTGTTTAGATCCGAAGTCGTTTCCTATAATCCTCACATTGATTGGGACAAGTTAGTAAATTATCAAAATTATTACTGGATTCCTGAAGGTCCAGATTTACTTGACATCTCAATTAACAATGCTGGCATTGATGACATACTGGGTTCTGTATCTGCTGTTGTAGCTGTTCAAACACCAACTGGGCAGACAACTACAGCAACTCTATCAAACGGTATGTTGGTGTCTTTTACTGGCATTGATATAGCCGAGCAGTATCAAGATCAAACATTTTTTGTTGAAGGTGTTGGCAAATCAATTAAATTAGTACCGTTCAAATGGTTGCTGGTTTCGGAGAACTTCTTAAATCCGTTTCCCAACGGATGGGATTCTCATGAATTTGATAATTTCCCGTTTGATAATGATAGAGAAATTCCAATTATTCCTGAATATGTAACTATCAATCGTGCCAGTAAAGATAAAAACTCTTGGTCTAGATACAACAGATGGGTACACAAAGATGTTATCAAAGTCAGTGCTGAACTTAACGGATATAATCCTAAGTATTCTACAACTGCTAGAGCACAGCGTCCCATCATTGAATTTTTGCCAGACATTAAACTATTTGACTATGGCACAATTGGACTAGAACCAATTGATATTTTTGATCAAGAAATTGAAGACATCTCTACGTTGAATAACTCAACTACTCCGGTATACCTTGATGGAATAGAAGTAGAAGAAGGACATCGAGTTATATTTGCGTCTGCCACAAATCAAGCCGTAGCAGGTAAGATATATCAAGCAAAGTTTACCAATGCTGGTTCAACTAGAACATTGAATTTTATTCCAGCATATGATCATGTTCCTGTGCTAGGAGCAACAATTGCTGTCTTGTTAGGAACAGAGCGCAACGGAACTGAATGGTGGTTTACAGGAACTGAGTGGAAATATGGTCAGCAAAAAACAACAGTAAATCAATCTCCGTTGTTTGATTTGTTTGATGTCAACGAAAACAGCTACGGTGATAAAGAAGTTTTCCTTAGCAATTTTACTGGTAACAAAATTTTTAGTTACGCAACAGGCACTGGAGAAATTGATCAGTACCTGAGATTTCCTATTGTATATAAAAACACACAAGCAATTGGCAGCATTGTGTTTGAAAACAATTTGTCAACAGACGAAATCATTATATCTCAATTAGGGGCAACTAGTTTTACAGTGTTGTCCAATGTTGGATATGTTAAAATTGATAATAAATTTGAAAACGCATGGGTTTCTACAGTTGATTATACCATGCCAGTGCTGTCATCTACTGCCACTGGCATCAGCAGTTATTACGAAGAGCCATTGAGTTTAACAAACAATCCTTTGAACGGAATAGTTGCTAAACTTACTATCAGTGATCTAACTGAGCACGTTAATACTATGGTTAAACGTATTAAATCATCTAGCGTAGCTTATTTTAAAGTAACTGACGGCGTCGGGCGTAACGATTTTGTAATTAAATTAACAGACCCAGCAAAAATTCAAAATGCCAGAGATCAACTAAACGGTATTGTTCCTAAACTATCCATTCTTGGTTTGATTATAAAAAGCACAGTAGATTATAATCCAAATTACAGTTACCATTTTGACCCTGATACAATCGACTTTTTTGAAGTTGCTGTAGAAGTATGCGATGCAACTTTTAAGTATACTGAAGATAATTTAGCAGATGCTGGCGGCGCATTTTTGCCAGGATTACAATTATGTCCATGGAACAGTCTTCTACTAGAGGAGATTTCAGAGCCTGAAATAACTAACAATCTAAGAGATCTTGCAGACTACAGCAATCATGGTATCAAACTGATTTCTAACATAAACCCAATTTCATTTGCACAAATGTTTATTGGCAAGAAAGAACACAGTGTCATTGATGCTATTACCAAGTCTGCAAACAAATACAACAAATTTAAATTGTCGTTTTTGAATGGCTTGAGTTCTGTTACAGAACAACTTTCTCCGTCTGATGCAGTTGATCAGGTGTTGATGACACTGAACCAAACCACAACAGGAAAAGCACCATATTATTATTCTGATATGGTTCCTTACGGAACTGCTGAAATTAATAAATCTTGGATAGTTAAAAATCCTAGCAATTTATCTTATCCGTTGACAGCTGAATTTGATTTAGATACATTGAGCATGAGATCTGTGTTGGTTTATCTAAACGGTCAACAGTTGATATACGGCAATGATTATGTTTTTAACAAAGACAATGCAAGCGTTGACTTGTTGGTAACATTGTCAATTGATGATGTTTTATTGATCAAAGATTTTACAAACACCGAAGGATGTTACATACCGCCGACTCCTACTAAACTGGGTTTATATCCAAAGTATGTTCCGAGTATATATTATGATGACACCTATGCCAACGGTTCTATAAAGGTAATACAATGTCACGACGGCAGCACAGTTGTTGCCTATAACGATTATAGAGATTCAATTATTCTTGAATTAGAAAAAAGAATCTACAACAACATCAAATCCAATTACAGATCAGAGTTGCTGGATATAAACAGCGTGATACCTGGACAATTTAGAACAACAAATTACAGCCTAAACGAAATCAACAGTATCATACAAGGAGATTTTGTAAAATGGGCAGCGGAATATAATATTGATTTTTCAGGTCAACGGTATTTTGATGCCAACGAATCTCGTACATGGAATTTTGCAGAAAGTTTTAACAGTTCTCTTGACCAGACATTTTATGGATCTTGGAATGCAATCTTCAAACAGTTGTACGATACTGATCGCCCTCATACCCATCCGTGGGAAATGCTAGGACTTAGTGTCAAACCATTGTGGTGGGATACCTATTACAGTTGGACTCCTGGTACAAAAAGAACTGCTCTAATAAATGCATTAACATTGGGGTTAACTCAACAACCACCTTCAACTGCGGTTGATGTCAAGTATGCTAGACCTTTGTTGTCCAGCATACTTCCTGTAAATTCATCTGGACAATTGATTGATCCTACTGAAATTTTATCAGGTATTACAGAAGCCAACAAGAGAAAACCGTGGCAAGTTGGAGATCAAGGCGCGGAAGAAATTTCGTGGAGACGCAGTAGCTATTATCCATTTGCAATTCAGCGTTTGCTTGCACTAACAATTCCTGCAACATATTCATCATTGATGTATGATGTCAGCCGCCTACAAAAAAATATATCTGATCAATGGGTGTACGGTGACGATAAAACATTTTTAAAATTTAAAAACTTACCTGTTAGTGGAGAAAATGGTAGCCTAACCAGCGGATACAGTGTATTTGTTTCTGAAATTGGTCAACAGCGCACAGTGGATTATATTAATTCTTTGAGAGAAGATTTAACATACGCTTCTTACAACTTGTTTTTTAAGGTAGGCGGATTTGTTGATAAAGACACACTGCAAATTATCATAGATGCTATCGAACCCAACAGTGTAACTCCTGGATCTATACTGCCTGTACAGAATTATCAATTGCAATTGAATGTAGGAAACCCTATAAAATCTGTTGCAGTCACTGGACTAGTTATACAAAAAGTAGATAACACATATGTTATCAAAGGATACGACACTCAAAATCCATATTTCACATGTCTAACACCAATTAGAAATTTGAATACACCTGCAATCAATGTAGGTGGCATTACAGAATCTTATGTGGTGTGGGAAGAAAGCGGAACATCTGGAGTTACAGGGCTATCTGCACAGGATACCATAACTGCCAATGCTGCTCCTGTTGGAAACTTCTATCAAACAGGACAATATGTTTTTTATGGAAACAATTTCTACAAGGTAAAAGTTGCGCATAGATCTGGGTCTGTGTTTAATCCAGAATATTTTCAACTTGTTCCTAGAATTCCTACCGTGGGTGGTGTGACTGTACAGTCAGCATCTAGTTTTAGTAAAAATGAAACAACAATTCCATATGGAGTATCTTATACAAACATTCAAGATGTATATGATCTGATCGTTGGATACGGTCAATGGTTGGTCAAACAAGGATTTGTATTTGACGATTACAATGCTGATCTTGAATCTGTAATGGATTGGTCATTAACTGCAAAAGAATTTTTATTCTGGACTACACAAAACTGGAACAACGGCAGTATCATTACATTGAGTCCGTTTGCCGACAGATTAGTTTATCGTGCAACTGATTCTATTGTCAACAATATTTTTGACAGTTTTTATGATTACAGCATACTACGAGCCGACGGAACACCATTTGCTAAAGAAAGTTTGTCAATTTCTAGGGTAGATGATATTTGCACAATTTCTACTCTGCCCAATACCGACGGCATTTATTTTGCTAGATTGAAATTGGTCAGAAAAGAACACGCTATGGTGTTTGACAATGAAACAATCTTTGGCGACACCATATACAATGTTGAAACTGGATCACGCCAACGTCGAATCAAACTGGTTGGATTTAGAACAGCAGGCTGGAACGGAGATTACTTTAGTCCTGGATTTGTGTATGATACCGCAGTTGTGGTCAACTGGGAACAATATCAAGGATACGTAGCCGGCAGCGTTGTACGATTTGGTGGAAACTATTATTCGGCGCTAAAGAATGTAAGCAGTGCAGAAAACTTTAACTTTGATGAGTGGAGTTTGTTAAGAAAAAAACCCACCCCTGGGTTACTTCCAAACTTTGATTATAAAATCAATCAGTTTGAAGATTTTTACAGCGTGGATTCTGACAACTTTGATGAAACACAACAACAGCTGGCTCAGCATTTGGTTGGATATACACCACGAGTTTATCTGAACAACATTTTTAGCGATCAAGTATCTCAATTCAAGTTCTATCAAGGCTTTATAAAGGACAAAGGAACTCGTGCTGCAATAACAGCATTGTCTAAAGTTGGAGTTGAGACATCAAAGAGTGTAATTAGCTTTAATGAAGAGTGGGCATTTAGAGTTGGTAATTTTGGATCTTTCCCTACTTACAGCGAATTAGAAGTTCCTTTAGTTGAAGGTACTTTCTTGGAAAGTCCACAAATTGTTAACTTTGTAAATCAACTGCCCGAGGCATCAGAAAATGATTTATTGAGTTACATTGTTCCTGCAGATTTGTCAATTACTCCCAAGGATTATAATCCTGAATCTGTATTTTCAACAACATCTACAGATTTAAGATTGTTGCTAAGTGCTGGATATGTTAGATTAGACGATGTTACTGCCACGGCCTATAATGAAAACAGTTTTCTAGATATTGCCAACAGCAACCAACTAGTTGACGGTGATACACTGTGGTTAGGATTTAAACAAGACGGCAATTGGGATGTGTACAGATACACCTACATTCCAGCAGCTATAATTGGAGTATATATTAGTGCTCCGGTTAGTACTATAACTTTTACAACACAATTTCCGCATGGTCTTTCTAAAGGAGACATAATTGGAATCAAACAATTCAACGATCAGGTTAACGGAATCTACATAGTTCAAGACACCACTGGTGCTCGTCAATTTACGGTAGCAAGTACTCTTGCATCAATTGAAAATGCTCCGTTGGAATCTCCTGGACAATTGTATATATTTTCATCTGCAAGATTTGCTAATTTTGATTCTCTTCCTTCTGACAAGATTATTAATCGACTTGCATATGGTACAAAATTTTGGGTAGATGAAACTGATAATCGTGGCTGGGAAGTTTACGAAAAAACTAACAATTATGCTTCTGTTCCGTATTTCAATGCAGCAGAACCGCAAGCCCCTACGCTGGGATTCAGCATCAGCAAAAGAAAAGGCAGTGACATTGTTGTAGCCGGTGCTCCTCGCAACTACAGAGGAGCCCAATACGGAATAGTATGGTTCTATGACAAACAAGAATCTGGGGAATTAAAACCATTGGTCAAATACCGACTTGGTGGAAGTTATCCAAATGGTCAACTTACAGGATTTGGTAGTGTAGTTGTATATGATGATATTAAATTCACAGACTCCACATATGGATTGATATTTGCCAGCGCCCCGCTGGTAGATTCTTCTAGCGGAGTTGTTAAAATCAGTTCTATCAATTCTCGCATATTGTCAGAAGGAACTAGTACTTTTATTACCAATCCTGACGCTGTTGCAACACAATTTGGATCTTCTATATTTGTTGAAAGAAATACTTCAACAAAAACAGTATTAATTGGTGCAGATTCTGCGGCATATGCTTACACAGTATCTGACGTTGGAGGAACTATTGCAGTATCAACACCGGTGAAATTGTTGTCAACTACTACCTATGCTATTGCAGGTGCCGACGATGCATCATGCATTGCAGTTGGCAGTGAACAAAAAGTTTTTGTGTTTGATAAGTTGTTGCGTAACACCGAAGTATTAACATCTACTCATGCAAGTTTTGGAAAAACTTTGGCAGTGTCACCCAACGGAGACTATCTGTTTGTTGGTATACCACAAGTGGTCAATGTTGATGACTCATTGGGACAGGTAGATGTATACAAGAAAGTAAATGGAAAATTTGTTTATAATCAAACACTAGAAAATCCAGTACAGGGTGCTGGAATGAATTTTGGTAGAGTGATTGATGTTACCAGCGGAGTTGACACATTAGTGGTTTCTGCACTGGGAATAAACTACACATTTCCTACCACCTTTGATAAAGAAAAAACAATTTTTGACGGTGGCGTCACTGAGTTTACAGGTACCGCAGCCAATTCTGGCGCTGTGTATGTTTACTACAAACAAGATAATAGATTTGTGTTGAGTCAAGAATTGACTAACAATTTTGTTGCTCAAAATCCAGGAACAAATTACGGCATCAGTTTGGCAGTTGATGATAATGCTGTGCTGGTTGGATCACCTGCGGTTGACAATACTGCTATCAATGCTGGATTCTTTAAATTTGACAAAATCAATCCACAAACATATAGTCTTTCTAAAATTAGATATCAAGAAGATCAAGTTGATATATCCACTATACAAAAGATTACACTGATTGATACAGAAAAAGAACAAGTAGTTGAATACTTGGATATCATAGATCCTCTAAAAGGAAAAATTGCAGGTATTGCAGAACAAGAATTGAAATACAAATTAATCAGTGATCCTGCAATATATTCAATTGGTCTTGCAGGAGTCAATGTAGACACCAGCAAAAATTGGTTAGATGATCACGTGGGTGAACTATGGTGGGATTTGAGCACTGCCAAGTATACCTGGTATGAACAAAGTTCTTTAGAATATCGTAGAAACACCTGGGGTAAGTTGTTCCCGGGCGCCAGCATAGATGTGTATGAGTGGGTAAGAACAACTTTGTTACCTACTGAATGGTCTTCTATTGCAGATACCCCGGCTGGATTGGCAACCAATGTAAGTGGTCAGCCTAAGTTTTCAGACAACAGTATTATATCTGTTAAGCAGGTGTATGACACAGTTACAAACAGTTTTAGTAATGTCTATTACTATTGGGTCAAAAATAAAGTTGTTGTTCCTGACTCTGCTGACAGAAGAATTAGCGGATATGAAGTTGCTTCAATTATTGCAGATCCTTCAGCATCAGGATTAAAATTTATTTCTGTAATTGCCAAAGATGCTGTGACATTGAGTAACATTGGTTCCATGTTGGTAGGAGACAAGATTAGTCTTAGCATTGCACAGAATTCTCAAACAATGTCAACTGTTCCGCCCAAACACACAGAGTGGGTTTTGTTGCAAGAAAACTCTGCTGCAAGTATGCCTCCTGCGTTGTTAGAAAAGAAATTGATTGATAGTTTATTAGGCTATGACAAGAATGGTATTGTGGTGCCTGATGTAATGTTAACTGACAGAACAAGATATGGAACAGGAGTTCGTCCACAACAGACCTTGTTTAAAAACAGATACGAAGCATTGAGAAACATTGTAGAATTTTCAAATAGTGTGTTAATTAATACTCCTATAACTGGAAATTACAACTTTGCAAATTTAAATGCTCAGGAAATTATTCCTGATCAGTTTACTAATCAATATGACGAGATTGTAGAAGACATTAGTATATTGGAAGATGTCAATACATCTACATTTGTTAGAGCAATTATCAACTGTAGTATTGATGGATCGGGCACAATTGATGATATATCAATTGCAAATCCTGGAGCAGGGTATGGTACATTGAATCCTGTATACAGTTCAACTGGATCTATGATTGGATATCAAGGACCTGTGTTCACAGATGTAGATTATGACACTTTGTTTGACAGCGGAACCACAACATTTGATCTAGCTAGCACTGACTTTTTAGAAGGTCAGCCAAGTCCTTATGGTAGAAATTTAGAAATTACTACAGTTGTTAACAGTCAAGGAAGCATAATCTCTGCAAGCGTATTACACGGTGGCAAAGGATACAAGTACGGTTTTAAATTAATATCTCGTCCTCATACTGTAATTGTTGAAAGCGATGAAACATACGACGGAAAATGGACCAGATTTGAATTTGATTACTCTGCTAAGTCATGGACACGGGCTCGCACACAAAGTTTCAACACTCAGTTGTATTGGAATTATGTAGACTGGGCCGACAGCACTTATGACAAATTCAAAATTTATTCAGCAGTGATTGGTAGTCCTTATGAGTTGTCTGAAATTGAAACTGGTGAAGGCGAATATGTCAAAATCAACAACAGCGGCGACGGCCGTTATATAGTCCTTGAAAAAAGTTTATCCAATGTTGAAGGTACTTACGGCAATGGATACAATCTTGTTTACAAACAACACGGAACTATTCAGATTGACAACAAGATTTGGGATTTATCAAACACCAACTTATCTTGGGATAACAATAACACCTATGACGAAACTCGATGGGACCAAACACCTGGCGTAGAATTACAGTATATTTTGGATGCTCTAAAAAATGATATTTTTATTGATGATTTAAAAATTAACTGGAATCGATTGTTTTTCAAAGCTGTTAGATATGCACTAACAGAACAAAAGATGCTGGACTGGGCATTCAAGACTTCGTTCATTACAGTAGTTCATGACTCAGGAGAATTAGACCAACCTCCTGTGTACAAACTAAGAACAGATGAAAATTATGAAAAATACATAAACGAAGTAAAACCTTATCACACTCAAATTAGAAATTTTGTAGATAAAAATTCTATACTTGAAAAGAGCAATACTGAAGCAATTGAGGTATCTAGTTCAGCTACCATTGCATTGAAGTTTGACAGAATTTCTACACAAAGAAACACAGGAGATTTTTCAGTCACTGATTTGTTTGTGTGCAACGGAGTTGACAATGAATTTATTTTGAGTTGGGTTCCTAATCCTGACAAGTTAAAAATTACTGTCAAGATTGACAAACTTAGAGTATTGAGCAGTGAGTATACAATTGTGTATTATTCTCAACTGTTTAACGGCTACACCAAAAAATACGCAAAGTTGGTTTTCTTAAATGAAATACCCGTTGATGCAAACAAGGTTATCAGCATTCAGTACAAAAAGAGTGCAGATGTGTTGAATGCAGTTGACAGAGTATTAAGCTACTACACCGCTACCAACGGTATGGTAGGGCTGGATCTTGGTATGTTAATGTATGGTATTGATTATCCAGGTGTACAAATTGGCGGACAATACGAGGGCGTTGGATTTGCCAACTCATATGGAGGAACTTATCCTTCTACCTTACTAAGCGCCGGCACATGGACCAACGGAATCTCCAGAGGTGCATTGGGTACGTTACCTGCAGAAAGAATCATAGATGGAGAATTTGGATTCTTATCTCCAAATTCTGGCCATGCACCCGAAGAAGTGGTTCCTGGCTCTACAATTGATAGTCTTGGAATTAATGTGTACACACAAGGTCCTGCTCCAAGTCCAACTGTGTATAGTGGAGCGTTTGACATACCCAGCGGCGGCGGCGTACAACGATTCAAGTTGTCAATCTTGCCTCCAACTGTTGCAAGCATGTCTGTAATTTTAAGTGGTGTGTATTTGGAATACACTGAAGGATTGTTAAATCCAGGACTTGCTGTATATTCTATTGATTGGGAAACTTCTGAATTGGTTATTCCTCCCCAGGAAACAAGTGGCACACTAGGATATACCATCATTGGAGTAGGAGGCAGTGATTCTGTTGTTGGACTTATTGATTATGCAATTGCCTACACCAACGTTGCTTCGTCGTCGACTGTTGAAAGTTCTGTGGCTGACCAAATTGTCAAAGACGCATTTGTCAGTGTAAATGGTTATGGCATCACCACATCTACTGCAATCAGCTATACCTTTGGATATAATCAAGATACTGGACAAGCAACAGTAACAGTTAGAAATTTACCTCTGGATGACAATATTATTCAGGTGTGGTTCTTTGGTGAAACACATGAAAGATTTAATGAAATTCGAGAGCAGATATTTGTAGTTACTGGAGATGAACTGGACAAAATGAAATATTTGTCTACATTTACATTGTTGTATCCTCCAGAATTTGAAGGACCGGAGTCTACTAATGCAATTGTTGAAGTTACCTCAGTTGGTGGCACACGTAGATTATTGCCTCTGGATAATAATTTGCCAGATGTTTACGAATACACCATTGTTGGAGATCAACTGATTGTTCAGCCATCCGCTCAACTGGTATTGGGTGACACAGTTAAAGTTATCACATTTTCAACTCACGACAGCATGTCTATACAGGTAGACAAGTTTTTTGGAACACCCGAACGTAGATTTGTACTAGATAGACCAGTGTTGAACAACAAATACATATGGGTTACATTAAACAAGTTCGATGGCCCGGGCAATCCTCCAATCACTTATGGATTGATCAATGGGTTGGATTTTGTATTGTTTGAAGACAATGTCACTGTGCAACTGAGTGATGATTGGGTTCTTACAACAGATGACATTGTTGGAATTACAACAATTGTTAATCCTACACATCCTACAAATATCCTTGGATACAGAATTTTCAACGATATGCTTGGTGGCACTACATTCACAAGATTGAGTCTTGCACACACTGCTAGATTAACTCAATCATTGAGAAGTTACGATACTGAAATTCATGTGTCTGATGGCAGTATACTGACTCCGCCTATTATTACAGATAATGTACCAGGCGTGGTGTTGATCAACGGTGAGAGAGTTGAATTTTTTGAAATAGACGGTAATGTTCTGAAGCAAATCACACGCGGCACAATGGGAACCGGTCCTGCAGATATTGTTCTAGTTGGATCAAGAGTGATCGACCAAGGCACAGTACAACAAATACTAAGTCCTGAAACAACTTATATTCAAAACACATTTACAAATACTCTTACAAACACATTTGTTATTGACAAAATCTCTAGCGATATGTTTTATCCAACATCGCCTTCCACATTGATTAGGCATGACGGTATAGTGTTGTCTACATTAACAGATGTGGCACCATTTGATCAAGTTGAAGTTTACTACGGTGGAAGACGACTTAGCAAGGATGGCAAATTTGTAGCAGATGTATCTGTATCGTATGACATAATACCTGAAGATTCTGTTGTAGCAACAATTCCATCTATTGAAATGCTACCATCTTCGTCAGCTATTGGAGATGCTTATTTGCTGGAAGATACCAATAAAGTATGGGTCTACACAGGCACAAGATCAGCATCTACTGCATCCGTTGGATGGGTATATTCCGGACTGACTTATGTTGATCCAGAATTTACAGTTGTAATTGGTACCGACACAAGTCAGAGATTAATATTAAATACTGCTGTGATTGGAACACAATCTAACATACAAGTAACAATTGTCAAGAAAGATTTTGGTCAAGACGACAGTTGGAACAATATTGTTTCTTCCGAAGTTACTCTTTCTCTATTGGACAGTACAACACCTGTTGCGCAATTCTTAAAAGATTCGCCAACCGAATTGCCACATAATTATTATGGTCAAGGATTGATGGGTGAAGACAACGTTCTTAGAAATGAAGCAGGTGAACCATTGCTAAATGAGCAAAACAATATTTTAACAGGAAATTTTTAAAATGCCGAATATTAATACAGTAGAGACAATGCAACAAGCATCGGACACAACATCGTATTTCATAATGTCTAACGGTGGGTTGGTTAGACGCTTTCGATTTGATTATTTAAAAAATCAAATCGCAGCATCTGTGCCAGGCGCTAATCGAACTGATCAAAATTTGTTCACAACCAGTTCAGTAATATTTAACAGTGTATCTCTAACTGATTTTACTTCTCCTAGTGCGCAAGAAAGTAAACATGCATTTACTACAAATTTTTATCATGCAACTGGCGGCGCTATAAGGTTCCAAGACGGGCTAGGCGCTTTGAGATTTGGTGGATTTGACGGAGCTGTACAAACCATTCAAGACAGAAATATTGCTCCGTTTCAATTGACTGCGTTTGCTGCTGAAGATTGGGCCAACAACGGATCTTTGACAACAAGTGCTGGAGTTGGTTGGACAATTGCTCAACAACCAGCTGGAGTAAGACTTAGTGCAACGTCAAGACAGCGTGTTATTCAGGTAACATCAAATGTTGATCCTGTTGGATTAACTCCTCCTGTGTTTAATTTTCAGTTGGGATCTATTGGTAGTGCAACCTACAACAACACAACAGTATCTTCTAATGGAGTCAATGAATACAAGGGACCGGGAAGAACAGACATTTTCTTTGTCAACGCTCGACTGCATCAGGTTGGTATGCCAAATCAACCAGCTAACCCAAATCAAAATGCAACTCTAAATCGAACAAATGTATATACATTTGAAACGTCTCGAAACAGCACATTTGTTGGATTCAAGAATGCCATGCAGGACGGTGATGTAATTGGACAGTTTGAATTTAGAGGGATCAATTCAAACAATTCTATCGCATTTGAAGGAACACTAACCGGTGCTATTAGCGTTGTTGCAACAGAAAACTTCACACAAACTGCATCTGGATCTGCTATTCTGTTTAGTACACAACCGCAAGGAGGCAACAGAGGCCCTACAGATCGTGCAAGATTGCATTCTGTAGAAAATACTTTTGCAAGTCAGCAGCATTCATTTAGAGACAACTCTCAAGCGGTAGCAATGACTGTTAGTACTGCAACAGTTCATATATTCAGCGATCTAACATTCTTAGATAATTCTGTACAACAAACAGCATGGACAGGATCTCCTTGGACCACAGTTGCAGTACCTGCAACTTCAACATCCACAGGTGTTGCTGGACAAATTGCATCGGATGATGTTGCTGTTTATCTCTGCATTGCCACCGACACTTGGAAAAAGATACTTACAACAGCATTTTAAACAAGTATAAATAGCATATTGGAACATAATAAAATGAATAGTCAACCTTTTAATAACTTAGACGACAGAGGCAGGTTTGCTGTCAGAGGACATATCAAGATATATGATCCAACCACCAGCGAAGTGTTTATTGACAAACCCAATGCAATTCATTACGAGAATTTCAGTTTGGCAATGGCAAGAAGTTTGAGTAATCAAGGGTATGGCATGATTTCAGAAATGTGCTTTGGCAACGGCGGCACACGAGTAGATGACACTGGCATTATCACTTATCTAACACCAAACACTGTGGAATCATCTTCGAGTTTGTACAACCAAACATACATCAAAGTGGTTGATGCAAATCGTCCTGGAGACATAGTGCCCAGCAGAAACAATATGGAAGTTAGACACGTACCGGGTGCTTATTATTCTGACATACTTGTTACTTGTTTGTTGGATTTTGGAGAACCCGAAGGTCAGCAAGCATTTGATACTGAAACAAATTCCAACGGAACATATGTATTTGATGAACTGGGACTCCGGGCATATAGTCCAGATGGTCCTGGCCTAGGTCCATTGTTGACACATGTGATATTTCACCCTGTTCAAAAATCTTTGAACAGAATGATTCAAATTGACTATACAGTGCGTGTTCAAAGTCTTACCAGTTAAGGGGTGTAACCAATGTCATATATTATATACACCAGCAGCGGCACAGTACTAACAACAGTAGCAACAGGCAAAGTCAATACATCAACTACCAGCTTGACTTTAGTTGGTAGAGATTTATTAAACTACGGCCGCCCGTGGAACCAAAATTTGGTTTATTTGTTGAGTAATTTTGCAAGTCCCAACAACAAACTTCCTAAGAATCCCATACTTGGACAAACCTGGTACGATTCAACCGGACACAAATTAAAAGTTTATAACGGTAGCTCATTTGGAACAGTTGGTGCAGATCTTAAAATTTCAGATTTGGATCCAATAGGACAGGATCCTGGAGAATTTTGGTACGATCCTGCAAGTGAAAATTTAAATTTTCGCACCAATCAAGGATACATTACTTTAACATCTTTTCCTATAAGTGACGTTAGTGGATGGAAGTATTCTTTAACACCTATATACGACAACACCGACAACACTAGACAGCTAACATTGTTGAAATCATATGGACAAGTTGTTGGTACATTGACCAGAGAAGCATTTACAGCCAGCACGGAAGATTCCACATCTACCTTCTCAAGAGCAGGAACAGATTCTTTTGTAGTTGTTAACGGTTTAACACTAATTGACGATTTAAAGATTTCTAATGGATTCGTAACCGGAGATTTAACAGTTGGTGGAACAGTAACTGCTCAAAAGTTAGTAGTTGAATTTACCACAGTTACAACACAAATTGTAACAACTGATGATATTATTAAAACTTCAAATGTATCAAACGCAGTATCAACTACCACAGGTGCTCTTCAGGTAGCAGGTGGTGGAGGGTTTGGCAAAGATTTATGGATTGGCGGCAAGGTAAGAGTTATACAAGAACTAAATGTTGGATCTACCACAACAGTTAGTGGAAGTATTATTCCGTCTGCAACAGGAGTTTACAATTTAGGATCTCCTTCAAATAGGTTTGGTACTCTTTACGTCAGCAGTTCAACTATAGACTTTGGCAATAATGCTATTATATCTTCGTTTGGTAATCAAATAATAATTAACAATTTGGTTTCAACAAATGCATCGTTGTCAAACTTAACAGCTTCAAATTTTACAGCAACAAACTCATCGTTGTTAGCTCTAACAGCTTCAAATTTTACAGCAACAACAGCTAGAATTGTTAATGGATTACAAGTTGGTGGAGATATAACTGCAACCAACGCAACCATAACAAATAATTTAAAAGTTAACGGCATTGTAACTGCTTCTAATTTAGTGGTAACTGGTTCGGCATTGTTTGGTTCTTTGGCTTCGTTTACAACAACCAATATAACTGCAACCAATGTAACAATAACAGGTAACTTAAATGTATCTGGATTTACAAATGCAGGTCCTTTGATATCATCAACATTCACTGCTACCAATGCAACAGTAACAAATGACTTGTCTGTTGGTGGGAAATTAAATGTCACTGGACTTACCACAACTGGTCCTTTGATATCATCAACATTCACTGCTACTGATGCAAGAGTGACCAGCAATTTAAATGTAGACGGTCAAATTTATTCAAATGGTAACATTACAGCATACTACGGTAGCCCATCTGATAGTCGCTTCAAGGAAAATATTCGCAATGTTGAATTTGCACTGGCCAAAGTAAAAGCAATTAACGGTGTCACTTTTGAATGGACAGACACATTTTTGTCTCAAGAAAAGCAAAAAAGTGGATTTGATTTGAAAAAACAAGATCTAGGAGTTATTGCTCAAGAGGTCGAAGCAGTGGCACCACATGCAGTAGATACTCGAGAAGATGGATTTAAATTTGTTAAGTATGAAAAGTTGGCAGCACTGCTAATTGAAGCAATCAAAGAACTAGACATCAAATTAGAAGATATCAAAAAACACATAGGAATGTAAGATGCCATATATTTTAACAAAGACCAACGGTACAACACTGGTAACAGTTCAAGATGCATCTGTTGATAATTCTACAAGTTTAACATTTGTTGGAAGAAATTATTCAGGATATGGACGTCCAATTGAAGAAAATTTTGTTAGACTATTAGAAAATTTTTCTAATACAACCAAACCGTCAAAGCCTGTACAGGGACAACTATGGTTCAACAATGATCCTGCTGTTCGAAGATTATTGATATCTTATGATGGCGCCAAATTCCGAGATATATCTAATGTACCTTACGGAACAACTCCGCCTAAACAACCTACCACTGGAGACCTATGGTGGGACTCTTTGAACAATCAGATCAAAGTTTATGAATCTGTTAACAACACTTGGACTGCAAGTCAACCATACGGTGGAGCCAGCAGTTCTTGGGATTTTGGCAGAATTGAAAATTCAGTTGCAGTTGAACAAAATGCTATTAGTGGCTACTTAGGCAACACGCTATCGGTAATTTTTTCAGCTGTTCGATACAACACACTATCGTCCTTACCACTTCATGATAGATTTCCAAGAGTTGTTACTGGAATAACATTACCTGGAGCAAACCCAGTTACTGGCAGAACTTCAGTATCTACTTCAACTGGGTATTTGTTTTGGGGAACGGCTGCTGATGCTTTGAAAACTCAAAAGGTAGAGATTGAGCCTACACGTAGCACTTCTACCCAATATATCACATTTGTATCTAACACCAATGGTGTTCAACAAATAAACACTACCAGCACACTTTACTTTGAACCATCCAGTAACATTTTAAATGCAACCGCAGCCAGTGCCCTGTATGCAGACATTGCCGAACGTTATGAGGCAGATGCAGTGTACGAACCCGGTACTGTGCTAATGCACGGAGGTGCAAAAGAAGTTACATTAGCCACAATACATGCTACTGAGACAGTTGCAGGTATAGTGAGTACAAAACCGGCATATATGATGAATTCTGATGCTGGAAATGACGAAACTCACCCCTATATTGCCTTGAAAGGTCGTGTTCCTTGCAAAGTTATAGGTCCTGTTAAAAAAGGCGAACTGCTGGTTGCCAGTGGTCTAAAACCCGGATATGCCACAGCACGTCAGTTGGGCGATGGTCCACATGCTGTCGTGGGAAAGGCCTTGGAAAATTTCTCAAGGCCTTCGGGTGTAATTGAAGTAAAAGTTTAAACAGCCATGGGTGCCTTAATGGCATCGTGGCTAGTATAACCTTCTAACTCAATATCGTCCATATCAAAATCTGTAATTACAGAAATATCTGGATTTAA